CACTGGTTGGAGTATCTATGCCGTGCTAAGTCGCGTGGTGTGGAACATATTGTATTAAACTTTTGAGGAGAGATAAGATGGATAAACTTTTTACCAAGCGCGATGTGGGAAAGGTACATCAATTAGCTATAGAGCTATACGTGGCATCAAAGACAAACCCTGACGATAGTGGGTACATGGCACCAGAAGATGCGTGGGATTACGCCATTGAGTTCCACATGTATTCACTAAACATGTGGGACAGCTACGGTTTTTCTAGTGATTGGGTAGAGGAGAAAGAAAATGGTTAATGCAAGCCCTGAAGAATGGAATGAGTTGAGAGAAAAGCACCCTGCACTAGTAAAAAAGTGGGAAGACTTTCGTGAACAGTACCCAGACATGCAGGTAGATGATGTAGTGGAAGATGTAGTCAACAACCCTAACCACTACAATACAGGTGGCGTGGAGTGTATCGAGGGTATTGAATCTAGCATGACCCATGATGCGTTTCTAGGTTATCTCAAGGGTAACTGTATGAAATACCTGTGGAGGTACGAGTACAAGGGTAAGCCCCTTGAAGATTTAGAAAAAGCTCAATGGTATCTTAACCTGTTAATGGAACGGAATAAGTAATGGATTTAATTACTGTAGATTTTGAGACGTATTACGATAAAGACTTCTCACTACGTAAGGTAACAATGGAGAACTATATTCGTGACCCGCGTTTTGAGGTTATTGGTGTAGGTGTTAAAGTTAACAGTGGAGAGACTGAATGGGCGAGTGGCACACATGATCAGATTAATAGGTACTTACATACTTTCGATTGGGCAAACACTATGCTTGTTTGTCACAACACTTTGTTCGATGGTGCTATTCTGTCTTGGGTGTTTGGCATTGAACCTAGGGTTCTTGCTGATACATTGTGTATGGCTCGCGCACGACACGGTATCGAAGTTGGTGGATCTCTCGATGCACTTAGTAAAAGATATGGTCTCGGAGTTAAAGGCAAAGAAGTATTAGATGCGGTAGGTAAACGTAGGCTAGACTTCACGCCAGAAGAGTTAGGTAAGTATGGAGACTACTGTGTAAATGATGTTGAACTTACATACAAGTTGTTCCTTGCACTAGCTAAGAAATTCCCTAAGCAAGAGATGCGTATCATTGATATGACATTGCGTATGTTCACCGAGCCTATGCTTGACCTTGACCTACCTTTACTAGAACAACACCTAGCTAACACCAAGCAAATCAAAGAAGACTTAATCAAGTCTAGTGGTGTAACTCAAGCCACACTAATGAGTAATTTAAAATTTGCCAGAGAGTTAGTAAAGCTAGGTGTAGAACCCCCCATGAAAATTAGCCCTACAACAGGCAAAGAAACACTTGCGTTGGCTAAAAGTGACGAAGGATTTAAAGCACTACAAACACATGACAACCCTAAAGTACAAGCACTATGCACCGCGCGTTTGGGTACTAAGAGTACGTTAGAAGAGAGTCGTACGGAGAGGTTCATAGGAATAGCTAAGCGTGGGTTGTTACCTGTACCAGTGAGATATTATGCCGCGCATACTGGTAGGTGGGGAGGCGACGACAAGATCAACATACAAAACCTACCTAGTCGTGGAGTTAATGGTAAGGTATTGAAGTCCAGTATCATTGCGCCAAGAGGTTACACACTAGTTGATTGTGATTCATCACAGATTGAGGCGCGTGTACTCGCATGGTTGGCAGGGCAAGAAGATCTAGTTGAAGCGTTTGCTAACAAGGAAGATGTATATATCAAGATGGCATCTAAGATATATGGCGTGGCAGAAGAAGATGTAACGAAGGAGCAACGGTTTGTTGGTAAGAGTACGATACTTGGTGCAGGTTATGGCATGGGTGCTATACGGTTCGCTGAACAACTACGCACGTTTGGTACTACCATATCAGAAGATGAGGCACGTAGGATTATACAAATCTACAGAGATACTAACTGGAAGATAGCCCACTTCTGGCGTGCGTGTCAGAACATGTTGGTAGAGATGTCGAGAAATAACTTAATTTCGTTTGGGACTAACAACATTGTTAAGGTAGTGCATACACAAACAGCCTCGACAGGTTATGGTATAAAGTTGCCTAGTGGTCTAGTTATGCGTTACGATGACCTTCAGTACGAACAAGGACAGCGTGGAGTCGAGTTTAGTTATATGACTAGACGTGGGCGCACAAGAATCTACGGTGGTAAGGTTACAGAGAATGTATGCCAAGCTATCGCTAGGTGCATAATGGGTGAACAGATGTTGGCTATTGCCAAGCGGTATAAACCTGTACTTACAGTGCATGATTCCGTGGTATGCTGTGTACCTGATTACGAGTTAGATGAAGCAAGACAATACATTGAAGATTGTATGAGTACAACACCTTCATGGGCAGAAGGTATGCCTATAACATGTGAGTCTGGCATTGGTAAATCTTATGGAGATTGTGAATAATGAGTAAAGACATAGAGAAAGCAATTAAAGATGCTCACGAAGCAGCAGACAAAGTTATTGATGAAGTGCAAGAAGAAATACAAGAGACCCGTATGGAAGTTAGCGCTTGGCTAAAACAAACACGTAGCTTTACTTACGCTGAGTTGTTAGTAGTAGGTGTAGGCGCTATAGCTGTAGTTTGGACTGCAGGTAGTATCTAATGGGTGCGGCTCCGTGGTCTTTCAGCAGAATAAAATCCTTTGAACAATGCCCCAAAAAGTTTTATCATCTAAAGGTAGCAAAGGATTACAAAGAGCCTGAGACTGAGGCTATGTTGTATGGGACTGCGGTGCATTTAGCCGCGGAAGAGTATGTAAGAGATGGGAAACCGTTACCCCCAGAGTACGTATATGTAAAAGCCCCGATAGACGCACTATGTGCTAAGAAGGGGGAAAAACTCTGTGAATTGGAAATGGGGTTAACGGCAGACCTAGAGCCGTGTGGCTTTAGAGATGAGGAAGTATGGTGGCGAGGGATCGCTGATTTAGTAATACTTGATAGAGAAAGTAAGACTGCTTGGGTTATTGACTACAAGACAGGAAAGAATACTAGATACGCAGACAAGGGACAGCTTGAGTTGATGGCACTCGCTGTATTCAAACACTACCCCGACATCGAAACTGTAAAGGGCGGCCTTTTGTTTGTTGTATGCAACGAGTTGATACGAGACACGTATGATTCAAGCTCCGCTGGTAAGATGTGGGAAAAGTGGTTAGCTGATTACAATCGTATGGAAACAGCATTTGAAAAAGATGTGTGGAATGCACACCAAAGTGGACTATGTAAACGTCATTGTTTAGTTACAGAGTGCGTGCATAATGGGAGACACTAATGCCCTACAAGAATAAAAAAGACAGAAAGAAACAAATTAATCCTCCTGTGGGTAGCAAAGCGCACGAAGCTAGAATGGAACGACAGCGTGCAAGACGTGAGTACGATAGAAAAAATGGTAAAGGAAAGCGTACAGGTAAAGATATAAGCCACAAGAAAATGTTGAGTAAGGGTGGTAGTAATAAGGACGGGTATAGATTAGAAAGTCCTAGTGCCAATAGATCTAGGAATGGTAAGAGTAAAAAGTAATTTGTTGATGTGGTGATAGACGTTTAGCTTGATGCGTCAGAAAAGAAAATACAAAGGTGGGTTCCTCCCATACTGTAACATTGTATAAAATCGAGTTAGTTAAAGGGCTACTGTACTAGAAAGCGGTTGTCCTATGTAAGCAGACTTAGCCCCATCTGCAACGAAGCGGGGCTTATTAATCGTAGAGCGAAGACCGCTTTACGAGGTTAACTGACGGAGAATAAAAATTGAAGATTGTAGAGAACAAAGCCCTGCTACTCAACCTACGTCACCCCGGGAAGGTAGCAAATGTAATACCTAAAAGTAAAAAGCTATCGGATCACGAGGTCATCGTAAACTGGGGAATAGATGAGACGCAGGTGTTGCGTAACATGGGTATCAATGCCCCGTCTCCAATAGAAGGTAGGTACAAGTGGACAGGCAGGTATGATCCATACGACCACCAAAAGACTACTGCAAGTTTTATGACATTGCACAAAAAGTCTTTTTGTTTTAATGAACAAGGTACAGGTAAGACAGCCAGTGCTATATGGGCATCAGATTATTTATTGGAGCAAGGCAAGATAAACCGAGTGTTAGTTATATGCCCTCTATCTATTATGGAATCGGCATGGCGTAATGATTTGTTTAACTTTGCTATGCACCGTAAGGTAGATGTAGCGTATGGTTCAGCCAAGAAGCGCAAAGAAATAATTGCAGGTGACGCTGAGTACGTAATAATAAACTATGATGGCGTTGAGATAGTATCTGAAGAAGTCGCCAACGGTGGGTTTGATTTAATAATTGTAGATGAAGCTACACACTATAAGAATGTACAGACTAAGCGTTGGAAGACACTTAATAAGTTAGTTAATAAGGATACGTGGTTGTGGATGATGACAGGTACACCTGCGGCACAAAGTCCTACCGATGCGTATGGCATTGCTAAGTTAGTTAATCCTGAGGGAGTTCCGAGGTTCTTTGGTTCTTTTAGAGATCAAGTTATGCAGAAGGTAACTAACTTTAAATGGATACCAAAAGAAACCAGTACCGACACAGTACACCAAGCCTTACAACCTGCGATACGTTTTACTAAAGAAGAATGCCTAGACCTACCACCTATGGTGTATGTAGAGCGTCAGGTAGATATGACTGCCCAACAAAAGAAATACTACAAAGAGTTAAAGAGTAAGATGGTAATGCAAGCGGCAGGGGAACAAATAACTGCGGCAAATGCGGCTGTCAATATGAATAAGTTACTACAAATATCTTCTGGTGCAGTGTATACCGATACAGGGGAAGCACTAGAGTTTGACATATCAAATCGGTATAAAGTAATGCGTGAAGTGATTGATGAGTCGAGCAAAAAAGTATTGGTGTTTGTTCCTTTTAAGCACACGATTGACATGCTGACAAACAAGCTACGGAAAGATGGCATTACTACAGAAGTAATACGTGGTGACGTTAGTGCGGCAAGACGAACAGATATATTTAAACGGTTCCAAGAGAACGACGACCCTAAAGTTTTAGTCATTCAACCGCAGTCAGCGGCTCATGGTGTAACACTTACAGCGGCTAATACAGTTATATGGTGGGCGCCTACTAGTTCACTGGAGACGTACGCGCAAGCGAATGCTAGGGTACACAGGTCGGGACAAGATCAAAAGTGTACCGTGGTACACATACAAGGATCGTACGCAGAGAAACGCGTATACTCACTATTAAACAATAGAATAGACGTTCACACTAAAATGATTGATTTATATAAAGAAGTGCTTGACTAGCACACAATCATACGCTATTGTCGTTGTCCCTTAACTAAGGAGCGTAGTATGAGTGATACACCAAACGCTGAAAAACTCACGAGTATCTATTTAAAGATTAAAGATAAGCGTGCTGAGTTATCAGCAAAGTTTAAAGAAGAAGACTCTGCGTTATCAGATCAGTTAGATAAAGTTAAGAAGGCTTTGTTGGATTACTGTGAAGAGCAAGGAGTTGATAGTGTAAAGACTTCGTCAGGTTTGTTTTATAGATCGGCTAGGACACGTTACTGGACTAGTGATTGGTCTTCAATGCACGAGTTTATATTGGAGAACGAAGTACCAGAGTTGTTAGATAAACGTGTTAATCAATCTAACATGAAGCAGTACCTAGAAGAAAACCCAGACCAAGTACCAAAGGGTCTAAATGTAGATTCTGAATATATTGTTTCAGTGAGGAGAAAATGATGTCAGATAATTTTGTACCAATCGGTGATGTAGCCGATAAGTTTAGCGTATCTAAACACACAGTCCGGCAGTGGTTGCGTAAAGGCAAGATACCCGAAGACTTGTATGTGAAGATAGGTAACACTTACCGTTACAACCTTCAAGGGATTGAACAAGCCTTTTTGAATGCCAGTAAACCATATAAGTGTGGCGCTGACTTTGATGTTAAGGCGTTTAACGAGTCAATAGACGAGGACTTCTAGTGAGAAGATTGAGCATACGTGGTGGTGAGTTTACGTTGCTTGGGGAAGGCCAACAAGAAGTGCTACCCTATGACAATATAAATGTAATCATTGTGAATGCCGCGCCAGTATCCCGATCATATTTTGGCAATAAGTTTGACCCTAACAAGTCTACTGCGCCAGTATGTTGGTCTAGCGACACACAAGTACCATCTAGTAAAGTACCAGAAGAAAACATACAAGCACGTAGGTGTATGGACTGTACAAAAAACGTACGTGGTTCTGGAGAAAATGGTGGTAGGGCTTGCCGGTTTCAACAACGGTTAGCAGTTTTATTTGAGGGAGACCTCGAAGAAGTGTATCAGTTGCAGATACCTGCCAGTTCTATATTTGGTAGGGTAGTGAATGGTAACATGGGTATGCAAGAGTACGCCCGTCACTTATCTACACATGGCACTTCAGTTATTGCTGTCATTACGAATGTATATTTCGATAAAGATAGCGTTGTACCCAAACTTTATTTTAAACCTATACGACCTTTAGATGTTGAAACGGGTATGAAGGTTAGCGAGATGGTTGTCCACGAAGATACAAAGAAAGCTATTACTTCTGTTATCTCTGTGTCTAGTGAACCTGCATCTCCGTTTACTTCTGTGGAAGGTGGGTTTGATATAAATGCAAATTAAATCAAGGATATTAATATGTCGAATCAAAATAGTAGTTATGTAATTGCAAACGTCGAAGCCCAATGGCCTCGTATAAATAAACCATATCGCTTTGATAATGCTGAGAACCGCACTGTACCATGCGACGCGTTTGACGATAACGCCAAGTATGAGATGAAGTTCCGTATGAACAAAGAGCAGGCTAAAGCCCTGTATGGTGTGATGTGTAGATCTCGGTGGTCGCCGTATCATTAAAAAAAAAAAAAACAGGCAAGAAATGAAGAGAACAGAGTAGGACGACAATGACAACGACATACTACTACAGACGAGCACAGCAGTACTGTATACTAGTAA